GGGTGTATTGCTCCTCCATTCCGGAGTCCATAGCAAAGATGGGTTCAAAGCAGCTCAGTCCGAAAATCAATTATCTGTTTATTGTGGTCATCGAGATAATCGTATGTGTTTTTATATTCTTCTTTAGTATGCGGCTCACCTTTCCCTATCTGAAATTTATCCTTCCGTGTTTCTCTTCGTTGCGCACGCTGTATCCATCTAAACGGAGACATAGTGTAAACTAAAGAATTGAAACTCGTCTCTATTGCAATAAGATGTCCAGAGTACCCGGCGAAATTATCTCTTTCTAAGTCACGTAAATCTATTCCATGAGTTAATTTTCGCGAAATGTATGCTGATATCCTCGATGTCATATATTTATCTCTCGCGTATATAGATGGTTGTCTTATTCCGATGTGTGCGAAAAATCTATCAGAATATTTCAGTTTTTCTGCCATGTTTGTGGATATCATGTGACAATAAAGATCTGGTATAAAAGCGCGAGTATTACCATACTGCAGGAATACCTGTTCTGCAAGCATCTCAACGTTATATTTTTTACAGTATGCTTTTGGATTAACCGCCCAATCTTCGAAGTTAAGTTGTTTTATTTTCCCAACGAATGGCTTACTCTGTGCCTTTGAAATGTCACGCCAATCACCGTGTTCTCTATCAGTTGGGAAAGTTATTATGTGGTTCGATTTAATTACATGTTCTATTGTTGCCAGCGAGTTGAATGAGTTTGATAGCGAGTACAAGCCAATTACGGTTTCATCGTCTTCAATGATCGTAGATGAATCAAATTTTGTTCCACCGTAGACATAGTTCTGCTTATTGTTTGATCTTGCATTAACTATTTTGGCGAAAACCTCTTTCTGCGTCAATAGTTTTTCGACACTAGATGCGTCTGCGAGATTGTAAAACTCTCTGCCAATCTGATTTTCTCCTGGTGGATAGCATTCCTCTCCAATCGACACTATGTCCTGTTCAACTATCTTTCGTTTTGCCATTACCGTGCATCTTTTCTTCACGAGTTTTCTTGTCAGATCTAATATCATGTTGTCTTCATCTTTAAAGATTTTATTTTTTACAACATCAGACTGTGTCCGTATGTCAGAACGAATGTCTATATATACATACGATCCATTTTCAACATTTTCAATATCTTCGTCAAGAAATAGTTTGTCTCTCCAAAGCACGTTTGGATTGTCGACCAGTCTGAATTTCGGATCGTAGCATACTATCTGAAAGTTAATCCATCTCATGTTTTCCAACCAATAGGATGGGTATGCACCTATGTAGTAGACTCTGTCAACAATTGCCGAGCTTTTATTTAAATGATGGATCAGTCCTTTTACAAAATTGTTTTGATTCTTTCTCTGAGGAGCTAGCAAATTTGAGAACTTTAATTTTCTTCTTCTGAAGGCTGCGCCTCTCTGAGTCATAATCAAGTTTTTTTCGTGGTGTTTAACGTGTAAAATTTTAATTGTGTTACCTTTCATATTTAAATATTGCACTATATTTCTTACTGATTCCAGTTCTGGTCCAATCAAGTGTATCTTACCTTTGCACATGTTGAAGACTAAGTCGCGAACCTTGTTACCTATTTCCCTTCTTGTTATTCTATAATTATAAGATTGTACATCGTAATCAATTGCAGGTGCGTAAACATACGCTAGACAATCATTGAGAATTGATTCTTTAAGGCGGTGATCCACTCTCATTTCAGGAAGTTTGTTATCAAATCTGTCAGAAAATTGAAGAAATTTAGCGACGCTGATGTTACTGATATTGTCAAAATAGTTTGGTATAACGTCATTGCCAATAGGATAATCATCACTATTAATATGCTCTGCCTTCCATCCAGCAGGCAGTAAATCATTGATAACACTTTCATAAGGAATAAATAACTCATTAGTATAATGGAGAGTATTAGAAATAACGTGTCTACAAGTGCCAAAGAGATAATTTTCTTCGTTATCAGAAAAAATTGGAGTAGGGAAAATTTGAGAATATCTTTCATAAGCATCATTTCCCTTCGCTGATGTTTTATCAATCGTAACGTAGAATGTCTGCTGCTTAATCTTTTCAAATATGTAATCGGTGCAATTTACGATTATTTCGGTTTCAAGTTTATTTGAGATTTTAAATATATCTTCGTGACTTTCGATCTTGTATCCTTCATTTCTGGTTCGAACGATCACCTTCGCCATGTAATGCC